TGCGGCCTTGACGTCGTCGACGCTCATGCCGCTTTTCTTCGCGTACTGGCCCGCCAGCGAGGCGTCGACCTTCGACAGCAGGGTCGCGGTCGCCGTCAGGTCGCTCGCATTGCCCATTGCCCAGGTCCAGGCGTTGTGGATCATGAAGAAGCCGCCGTCCGAGATCTCAACCTCGTCGGCCGCGGTGGCGATGACGGTCGCCGCACTGGCGGCATAGCCGTCGATGTGCGCCACTACCTTGGCACCGGTGTCGCGGATGGCTTGGCAGATCGCCTGCGCAGCGAAGACGTCGCCGCCCGGGCTGTTGATACGCAGACGGATCGTGCCGCCCTTGATGGCGCGGATCTCGGGCACCAGGGCCTCGGCCGACACGCCGCCCCACCAGTACGCAGTGTCCTCGTCGGCCACGATCGCGTCATAGATGTAGATTTCGGTCTCGCCGTCAGTCTTCGCTACGATCTTCGACTGCGGGGTCCGCTCCGGACGCTTCTTGTTGCTCGCCAGGAGCTTCGTCAGGCTGTTCGGCACTCTGGCCTCCATTCACGTTCAGGGTTGCATTTGGCGGCAGGTTCTCCTGCCGGCGGATTTCATCAGTGGTCATGAACGGCTGCTCGCCGGCCCGGCCCAGCGCGGTGCGGTAGGCGTCGTAGCGGGCCTTGATATCGCCCTTCTCCAATGCCGCCGTGATGTGCTCCACGAAGAAGCGCTGGCGCACTGGCCACAGCTTGCTGTTCACTTCCTGCGCGATCGGGGTGAGGTGCCGCTGCAGCGTATATCGAACGAAGCCCATGCCCATTTCCGATACCCCGGATCCCCATGACGTGGTCTTGGTGGTGTGGCCGACCATGAAGGGCGGCACGCCGAAGATGCGGCAGATTTCTTCCACCGTGAACAGGCGGGTGGCCAGTATCTCGGCATCCTTCGAGTTCACGCTCAGCTGCGCCGGCTCCAGGCCTCCCGACAGGATCAGCGGGCCGCGGCCGCCGTTCTGTGCGCGCGCGATCAGCGACGCTTTCAGCTGCTCGAGCTGCGTTTTGTCCAGCTTCGACGCCGTCTTCAGCGCGTAATCGAAATTGCCGCCGCCAGCGAGGAACCGGCCGGTGTATTCCTGCGCCGCCAGCGCGGTGCCGATCGCCTCCAGCGCCGCATAGGTCAGCGGGCTCGGGCTGGTCAACCCGTCGAAACCCAGGCTCGGCAGGTGGATGACGTCCGCGCGATCCAGTACATACGTCGGCCCGTCGTCCGGAGTGATCCGGTAGTAGACGTCCTTGCCGTCCTTGAAGGGCTGGACCGTCTGCCGCTTGAGCGGCTTCCAGCCAGTTACGCGGTTACTGAACGGGCTCGGGCGGATCCACTCGCCGAAGCCATCGCCATGCGACAGTTTCGATAGGATCAGCGCCTCCCAGGCTGCAGCCGCCGACCAGCCATCGCTGGCCTTCTCGTTCAACATCCACCAGTAATCGTGGTCGGCCGAGTCACGATCGTTGCCCTTGCGCTCATAGATACCCAGCGGAAGCGTAGCGATGGCGCCGGCGATCAGCGACATGCAGCCGTAGGCAGCCGACACTCGCATGCCGGTCTCGGCCGTCACTTGGGAGCCGGACGACGAGCGATGCGCCGCACCCAGCAGGTTGGCCAGCTCGCTCATCGTGAGGCTGCCGCTGGCGTTTTCGCCCAGGGCGACCACGCCCAGGCGCTCGGCGGCGCCGTCGCGACCGGCAATCCAGGAGTCGAGCACGCTCGATCGGTGCTTGGTCGCCTCCAGGTTCAACAGTTGTCCGGTCATCAGAAGTCCAATACGTGAATTTCCGGCGCCGCCGCCCCGACGGGGTTCAGCGCCATCAGCGACACCGCGCTGAACGCGGACATCAGCGGGTCGATCTTGGCCTTACCAGAGGCCTGTTTCGTGATCAGGATTGCATTGCCCTTGTCCTCGACGCGGGCGTTGCCGACGCACCAGGCCATCATCGGGCGGCCGCCGTGCAGGAGCTCGCGGCCCGCGACCTTTCGCTCTGTGGTCTTGATCGCGCCGTTCAGGCGGTAGCCCTGCGAGATCGCGATGATCTGCTTCATGTCGATGCCGCGCGCCTCGGTGATCAGCTCATCGACCACGTCGCCAATCCCGGCGGCGTCGACGCCGATCCCCTTCTCGTCCGGCAGCAGGCCCGAGTCGCGCACGTAGCAGATCAGATCCGCCACCGCCATGACGTCGTCGCCTGGCTGGGCGACGATGGTCAGGTCGCCCTCGCGCTGGAAGTCCAGCAGCCGCGGCGCGATTTCCTTGCGCCGCTCGAGCGCGATCTTGTGCGCCCAGGCGTGGCACCAGAGCAGCCATTTGCCGGTATCGCGCTCGCGCCCGAGAACGGACAGGCCCAGCAAGTCGTCCAGGCCGCCGCCGTCGATGCCGATGACAGCGACTTCGGACCGCTCAAGCAGAGTGTCCAAGGTGATGGCGCGGTCGACCGCAGATTCCCAGAACTCGGCCCCGGCCCATCGGTCGCTGCGCAGGTTCAGTCCGATCTCGACGTTGGCGTGCTTCGCCATGAAGCCGCGGAACGACTCGGGTCCGGCCTGCTGCGCCTTCGTGAACTCGCGCTCGAGGAACGCCCGGTCGACCGAGAAGCCAATATTCGGGTTCACCATCGCCATGTTTTCGAGCAGCAGGCACTCGCCCGACGCCACCATTTCCGGCGGGTGCTCGAAGATGATCGGCACGAAAGCCGGGTCGATGATTTTTCCGTCCCGGACGTCGCGGGCGTAATCCAGCTTCTGCTTGAACACGCCGGCCGGCGGCTCGTCCGACTGAGTGGTCAGCCAGATGACGAAGCCTTCCGGGCGCGACGCCAGGCCGCCCAGCGCCTCGCGGAACATGTTCTCGGCTGCCGCCACCTTGCCGAACAGGTGTAGCTCGTCGACAAGCGTGCCGACCGATTTCTTGCCGCCGACAGTGTTCTGGTCGGCCGCGAGCACCTTTAGGATCGCCTGGCTTTCCCGGTGCGTGATTTTCTTCTCGTGCGACTGCACGTGCATCAGGGCGTCGAGGTCATCGTCCTTCTGCACCATGTCGCGTGCTGGGGTGTAGGCGTTATTCGCCACCTCGACGGTCGGGGCCAGCACCGAGAACTCCGCCGACTGGCGCCAGTTCAGGATCAGCGCGGTCATCATGATCCCGGCAGCGACCGTGCTCTTGCTGTTCTTCTTCGGTAGCAGCACGAAGAATTCAACGATCAGGCGTCGGCCGCTCTCCGCGTCGTAGGCGCCGAAGATGCAGCGCACCAGGTCGAACACCCATTCGGCGCACGACTCGCCAAACGTCGGGCTGCCAGGCGCGTCGACGATCTTGAGCTGCTTGAAAATCGCCAGCGCCTGCTCGGCCTGCTCCGGGAAAATCGGCGGCGGGATAATCGTTTGGCCCGCGCGCAGCCGCGCCGCCCAGTCTGGGCAAGCAGTTGTCCATTCGGGCATTTAGACCTTCCTTCCGCCGGCGGCGACCAGTTTCGGGGGCGCGGCAGCGGCGAACTTACCCGCGCCGGCCTTCTTCGCCTTCTCGGCGTCGTCTTCCTTCTTGCCGCCGTCACCCTTCTTGGTGTGGGTGTATTGGACCGCGGCGATCGCCGCGCGGATCTGCCCGGCGCTGGCGTCGACCTGGCCGAGGGCAATCCGCTGCAGCAGGGTCAACATGTCGCACGGCTCGATCTCTACCGGGACCGCCTTCTTGCGCTTCAGCGCGCCGCCGCGCGACTGCGGCTCCAATTTAATTTCGACGGCGGCATTTGCTGATTTCTCAGTGGCCGCCTTGGGCTTGCGCCCAGCTCCTGGCCGTGCGCCGCCAGAGTTGGGGCGTGGCCCTCCGCTCTTGCCTGCTACGCCTGCCATTTGCTGATTTCCTATTTTAAAAAGGGGACTTTTATCCCGCTATGCGGTACAGGTCGGTGTCTGGCCCCTGCCCGCCCAGACTTTGACCCCGCCCCCCCCTCAGGGGTAGCGCACCGAGCGCGTGGGCGGGGGTGGCGGGGGCGCAGGGGCGGCGCGGTGGTCGACCGCAAGACAGACGGGCGTGAGCTGGTCGGCCGTGGTTGAGTCGCCTTGGCGCAGCACCGTCATCGCTAGGGCGCCCGACAGGACGATCACCTTCACATCGGGCGGCAGCGCGCGATCAGTCAGCGCGCGAATCTGGTTGGCCTGCTCACGGTTCAGGTGACGATCGGTCGAGATCACAACCGCATCGCCGGGCTGAAGGGTCAGCCGAGCAACCTGCATATCAAGCGCCTGCAGCCCGCTGCCTGGCTTCACGAGCTGACTTAGCATCGTGGCAAGGCGTGCACAGAGTTTCTTTATTGCTGTCTTCATCACTTCCTTCAGCCCAGAGCGGGACAATGTGGTCGACCGGATGGCCGATGGTGGTGCGGCCCTGGCGCAGGCATTCCTGGCACAGGCCGCAGTCGCGCTCGCGGATGCGGCGCCGGTCCAGCACGCCGGCATAGCCGCGCTTGCGCTCGACCACGTTCGGTCGCTCGGTCAGGGTGGGCAGGCGGGCGGTGCTGGTTTGCAGGCGGGACTTGAGCGTGGTGAGGCGGCTCATGGCGCAGGCGGGACCAGCGCGGCCACCTCATTCAGCAGCAGGCCCGGCTTGCCGTAGCCCTTGGCCTGCAGGATCTCGGCGGCGCGCTCGGCTTCAACCAGGCGCTCGCAGATGCGATCCAGCGCGGCACCATCGATCACGCGCCAGACCATCGCCGGGCGGTTGCCGGTGACGGCGCGCACGATCAGGTGGCGGTAGTGGGTCTTGGCCATGCTCATGGCTGCACCATGACGGCCTGGTCGCGGTGGCGCTGCACCGTGTAGCGCAGCCAAGCCAGTTCTTCCTCGACGCTCATGGCCGACTCCAATAAAGTACACAAAAACTCTTACTAATGCTTGACGCGGTACACAAATATGTGTACCATAGCATCATTGTCAACGAGGAAGGAGGTGTAGTGAAGCAGAGCGAGTTCGTCAGGTGGTTAGCCAATCAAGGCGCCACCTTCACTCAAGGGAAGAAGCACTTGATCGCTTCTCTCAACGGTGAGAAGGCCCCGGTTCCAAGGCATCCGAGCAAGGAACTTAAGCAAGGAACGATGAACGGGATTCTTAAACGACTGAAGCTGAAATAAGGAGGGAGGCCCCGAAAGGGGCTTCCCACTCTGCCTAGCTACACCTCCTAGTGTTACGTTTTATGACTACGAAAGGACACAAATGAAATATCCAGCCACTTTCACTCCAGCCGAGGAAGGCGGGTTCGTGATCGAGTTCCGCGATATTCCAGAGGCAATTACCCAGGGCGACGACGAAGCCGAGGCGCTCGAAATGGCTGCCGATGTACTGCTGACCTGTATGTCGATCTATTTCGATGACCGCCGGCGCGTACCGTTGCCTTCAGCAGTTCAGCCTGGCGAACGTCTCATTGCGTTGCCGCTGAGCGCGTCGTCGAAGGTTTTGCTACTCAACGAAATGCTGGCCCAAGACGTCGGCCCGTCCGAGCTTGCGCGCCGGATGGGAACAAGCAAGCAAGAGGCTAATCGCCTAACCGACTTGGCGCACGCAACGAAAATCGACCGTATTGCGGATGCAATGTCCGCGCTCGGCCGCGATCTGGATCTGGTCGTGCGCTAAAAAAGAAAAGCCGCCCGGCGCATTGCTGCGAGGGGCGGCGAAAGACCAGCGTTGGAGCTGATCGAGGAGACTCGGGGGCTGCTTACGGCAGCGAGGCGACCAGCCCCAAGGCTATCTGCGCGAGTGGGCGGTAAACAGAAAAAGCCCGGTCGATTTGCGATCCGGGCTTTTCTTCAGGCGTGCGAGGACACCCATGCGCAGGAGTTTACGCCCAATACAGCCGGGTTGCAACATTCGTGCGCAACTTCTTCTCCAGTTCGTCGCGCGCCTCCATCAGCACATCCTCGTAGCGCGCGTTGGAGAAGCGCCACGCCGAGGCGATGCCCTGGCTCTTATAGATGGCCCAGCGATGGATCATCACCAAGCTGTCGACCATGGCGTTGACGGCCTCGCCCATCCGCAGGTCCGCGATGTACTGGGCGTCGTGCACATCGACGTCGGGCAGAGCGTCGCCGACCAGCTTCATGCCGCGCGGCGTGAGATCGAGGTTGGGCATGCGCATGTAATCGACCCAGCACGCCATGCATTCAGCGTACGGATCGACAGTGCGAACGGTGGATTGTGAGACCGCCGCCTTGGGCGCTCGGCGGAGGTTTGAGCCAGCAAAAAAGCCGAGCGATGCGGTGGTCATGGGGTTCTCCTGAAGGACGACCGAGCCAGCGTAGCACATGCAGTCAAGAAATTTCCGGGCTGAATTTAATGATTTTCGGAATTGTCGACCGAGATGCTGGGCTGTTGCTCGCGAGCGTCATTGCGGCCCTTGTCGTAGCCCAGCATCAGCGCCACCGCCATGCCGAGGAAGGCGAACCACATGGTTGGGTCGCCGGCCTTGACGCCCTCGATGTGCAGCAGCAGGCCGACCGCAGCGAACGCCAGGATGCGCATCACGAGGTGGCCAATCATGCTGGCTGCGCTCCGTACAGTGCCCACAGCAGCGGGTCGCGCGGCGGCACGGTGAAGGGCTTTAACGGCGCCGGCGGCTTGGCGCGCGACTTGCGCCTCTTGTCCGAGCGCGGCGGCAGCGGCTGACCAGTCAGCACCCAGGTGGCGCCGATGACATGGCCGTCCGCTCCCGTCCGTCGGTCGGTTCGGTTCTGGACGGCGCCAGCTTCCTGCATCTGCTTGAGCATGCGATAGACCTCATGGCGCGGCAGGTCGAGCTCCGTGTACAGTGCGCGCGTCGTCTGCGGCGAAACTGCAAGCACAGCCACAATGTCGGCCTGCAGTTTCGCCGCGCTCCTTTCGGCGGCAGTTGGGGGCACTTGAGGTGGCGTGGTATAGATCATGGTAAGGGTCTCCGTTCGGCGGATCGGATATTGAGAAGTGCGGCGAACCACGGCTGCGGCCGGCCGCGTAGGCGGTGGATGCGGTAGTGCA